TTTCCGTACTGCATTACTTCAAACACTTTGCTTACCGACAGATGAAGTTGACCCTGATGCAACTTCGTATGAGCGCTCGAGTGCAGATGATGTTTTATCTCCGAGTGCTGTAATGATGAAGATTACGGGCGCATCAAATGACGAAGCGCTCGCTTCAGTTGGTCAGTACATCACCTCGAACAAAGATAAATACAGCGCAGATAATCTTCAACTATTCCGCGAGAAATTCCGTGAGCATCAGTTGAGACTAAATCCATCAGCCCTTGTAGTGGAGGCAAACGATGAGCAACCAGTCGTTACTTCATCCTGAGTTGCCATACGCAGGGACATCAGGTCATAGCGGAAGCGAAACTTCTAAAGCCCGAGCGCTGAGTTCAGATTCATCAGGTCAAACAGCGCGGAGGCAAAAACAAGCCCTCGCTTTGCTTGAGTCTTATGGATATCAGGGATTGACATGGAAAGAGTTAGCGAGTCTGCTAAATCTGCACCATGGAAGCGCTTCAGGTGTATTGTCCGTCCTCCATAAAACAGGGCGCATAGCGCGATTGAAAGAAAATCGTAATGGTTCAAAAGTCTATGTTGCTTTGAGTTGGATACAAGGTCGAACAACCGAGAGACACGGTAAAGCAAAACAGTGTCCTCATTGCGGAGGTAATTTGTGAGTATTCGCTGGATGTCGAGAGTTTGGACGGATTCGCCCTATAACGGTACCCGTCTGATTCTTCACCTAGCGCTTGCAGATATGGCTCATGATGATGGACGATTCTTTGCTTCACAGACACACCTTGCTAAGAAGAGTCGCTGTACGACCCACTATATCCGCGAGGTCATCAACGAGATGATTGCTCAAGGTTATGTCGCCATTGTCTCGAAAGGTAATTCTCGGGGTAATGCAACGGTCTATCAGTTGCTCTTTCCTGCTGAAAAACTCCCTAACTCAGATAGGGAGTCAGAATCAGAACTCCCTAACTCAGATAGGGACAACTCCCTAACTCTGACCCCTCAACTCCCTAACTCTACTTCACACCACTCATCCTATACATCCGTCCTATCTACAACAAAGAGCGACGAATTCGCTATCGCGATTCGTCCTGAGTTCGAAGAGGTTGCAAAACGATGGTGGGAGAAGCAAAGAATCAAACCTCTAGGTAAGGGAGCATGGCATTCGCTTCTCAAAGTATGCGAAGCCGCGCACAAGAGAGGATTCACTCAAGAGCAGATTGAACAGGCTCTCGATTACATAGGGACAGTTCCTACGATGCGTCAGATGGATTTAGTCCTGCGTGGAGTAGGAGTTCGCAACAAGACAGAGAATTCAGCAATCAAGGCTTACGAGATATCGGAGAAATTCCGTGAACTTGAGTGAAGTCGCCTTGCTCCTTGGTACGGTCACATGCTATGACTTACGCATTGAGGTATCTGAGTTGAAGGTTCGTGCTTGGCATGAATCACTTGATGAAGATATCGAGTTGCGTGAAGGTCAAAAAATTGTTCACTGGTACTACGCTAATTTCGATAGCGCGATTTCCCCTAGCGCAATCAATCGTGAATGGCGTAGACGTAAAAGAGACGAAGCAGAGAGGGAAAGCACAAAATTCTTCTTTGAGGAGTTGGAGCAACATAAAGCAAACAAAGCCTCTCCTGAATCAGTGCAAAAGTATCTCGACGAGATTCGTTCAAAGTTAGGACAGAAGAATGCTTCAGTGGAGCCTAATCGGGGACAGGTGGCACCTGACCTATGAATCCATTCCGACTTGTCGCCTTAGTACGCAGATGGAGGAACAAACGACGGATGCGATATGCCCTGCTTGCTTGGACTCCTTCTCGAATGCGAGACTCCAATGGCTAAACCTGTCCTCAAAGTTACAGAAGAAACGCGATTCGTAGTTTTTGCTCGTGCTGGATATCGGTGCGAACGATGCTTTCAACAACTCCATGGAGTTTTCGGTGTATCAGTTCATCACCGCAGACCAAGGATGATGGGTGGCTCACGAAAGCCTGAGTTGCACTATCCAGCGAATCTAATCGTTCTCTGTGGGTCGGGTAATACGGGCTGTCATGGATGGGTTGAGTCCAATCGTGATAAGGCAAGGGAACATGGATATCTGATTCAAAAGATTGATTCAGCCTCGAGTATCCCTTTTCGAGATAACGCTGGAGTTTGGTATCTGATTGACAATGAAGGTCTGAAAAAGCGATTTGACACAAATGGGACAAACTATGACATTTAGCCTATGGATTGCTTATGCCACGCAGATGAAACCGAACAAGTGTTCTATCGCCTTGAGTTCACTCAAAAACCATGGACTACAAATGCTGAACGTGCTGGCAATCGCTGGCAACGCGCAGAACTTACAAAAACATGGCGCAAGGCTTTTGAACTATTGGCTAAATCTGAGAAGATTCCCCCTATGTCTTGGATTAGCGTCACAGTTGAACCTCATCAGAAAGGCGGTCGCCTTCAAGATGTAGGAGCGTGTAATCCAGCAGTGAAAGCGGCGATTGATGGAATTGTTGATGCAGGAATTCTTCCCGATGATTCGTCTCAGTTCGTTCGCTCGCTGATATTTCTACCACCAGTAAAGGGAAGAGATTCGTTAGTTATTTATATCCGAGGAGCAAAGAAGGAGAGGAAAATATGAATTGGGGTTTAGTGTTCACAGTCTTTGGAGTTGGAATCGCAGTATTGATTCTTTCTCCGTTATACCTTGCGTTGTTCACTGCCTATCAAAAATCAAAGTTTGAGGCAATGGTTGACGTTATGACAAATACCGAGAAGAAAATTCAAGATAACAATTTTGATGAAGCGTTGAAAACCATGTTCGAAAAAGGAGTAGACAATGACTAGCGTACTAAAAGCATCTGAGTTGGACGAGCGTGGTCTCAATGACCTAAAACTTCTCAATGACAGCATTCGCACTCATCAAGAGCAGATTGCGTCGTTGTTGAAGAGACGCAAACAAATGATTTTGCGATTGAGAAAACAAAGAATTACTTATCGTGAGTTGGCGCAGACCCTTGAGGTATCGGAGCAACTCATCTACAAAATCATCCGTGATGAGATTCCTCGCGAACCTCAGTACGACAAAGATGGAAACCTTGTTCGCAAAGTAGGTCGCCCTCCAAAGCCAAGTCTGTAAGACATGCGGTGATGGTGTAATGGCAACACAGGAGACTTTCCAGTTTTCAGAAGGCGGTTCAATTCCGACCTCATCGCTCCAATCGTAAAGAGGACAGATGGAACAAATTATTTTTCAGGAGGATTTGTTTGAAGAAGTGGGTCTAGGATATGTCGTCCGTAAGATTCAACCTTCAGAAACGCACTACTTTCTCCTCAATATCCATTACGCGAAACGCATACCGTCAATCAGTTATGCCTTTGGTCTGTTCTTGGATAGTGAGTTGGTTGGCGTTGTCACCTATGGTTCGCCACCTTCGAATACTTTGACCAAGGGAATTTGTGGTGAACAATGGGCAGAGAAGGTCATTGAGTTGAATCGTCTTTGTCTGCTCAAAAACATCAAAGCGGAAGCCTCTCGCCTCATTGCTGGTTCATTGCGAATGTTGCCCAAACCAAGCATTGTCGTATCTTTCGCCGATACTTCAAAAAATCACACTGGAATTGTGTATCAAGCAACGAATTTTATTTACACAGGATTATCAGCAAAACGGACCGAGTGGGCAGTTCGAGGCAAAGAACACCTACACTCCAAAACCTTGTCGGGCATGGGTAATCTCGAAGAGTTGAAACGTAAGTTCGGTGATGATTTTTATTATCGGGACAGACCACGCAAACACCGATATATCTATTTTGTCGGAGACAAGAAACAAACTAAAGCAATGCGACAAGCCTTGCTCTATGAAGTTTTGCCATACCCAAAGGAGAATCATGAAGGCTGATATCAAAGTAGGTCAGGTCGAATCCGTCCCTATAGCCTCGCTGAGTTCATATCCCGTCAATCCACGTCGGGGCGATATTGAAGCAATCGCGCAATCACTCAAAGCCCATGGACAGTACCGACCTATCGTGGTTCAGTACGGGACAAACTTCATCCTCGCTGGCAATCACACTTACAAGGCGGCAAAGCGTCTAGGCTGGAAGAAAATAAAAGTCACCTATATCGATGTCCCTGAAGAAAGAGCGAGACAGATAGTTCTCGCTGATAACAGATTGACCGACCTTGCCTCATATAACGAGCCGATGCTCAAGAATCTTTTGATATCGCTACCTGACCTTGAAGGCACAGGATTTACACAATCGGATGTAGATAATCTCGACAGATTGATTAGCGGATTAGACAAAGAGTCTATAGGTGGGGCTAAGTCTTTACCTAAAGACCCTGAAGTAAAGATTGGCGCATGGCGCTTCACAGTTGAACCTGATGCCTACAGCGCATGGGATGAACAAGCAATCGCTGAGTTCGGAAAGGCTCGCTCAAAGGTCGTAGCAGGTATCAAAGAGCGATTGGGATTTCCTGAACGTAAGCAAGTTACGGAAGAACCGACTACAGAGCGCTCTAAAGCCTCTCCTAGCGATGTCGAGACAGTTCCTATCAATGAGATATCAATTCATCCCCTAAACCCACGAGAGGGCGACGTAGGGCAGATTATCGAGTCCCTAAAAACCATGGGTCAGTACAGACCGCTAGTAGTCAATAAGCGAACCAAACATATCCTGTCAGGTAATCACACCTATCAGGGAGCGCTGTCCCTTGGATGGGAGAAGGTGGCAGTTCATTGGGTCGATGTCGATGAGATTGAGGAGATTCGAATTCTTATCGTAGATAATCGAACCAGCGATTTAGCGACCTATGACCCTGCTGAGTTGAACAAACTCCTAACCTCGACTGCAATCAATGGAACGGGATTCACCCGTGAAGATGTCATGGAGATTCTGTCAGGGGGAAAGACAAAGCCGGGGCATAACCCAATAGGTCGAACCAATATCAGGGTTGGGTCATACTCGATGCGAGTTCACACTGAAGATTTGAATGAGTGGGCGAACGCAATCTATAACTGGCAAGATGTCGCGCAGTTATTACAGATACCACTAGAGGCTTGCTCAACCGAGGTAGAATAATCACTAACCTGAGTTCAAAGAGGATATATGACAGCCAAAGTGAAGAAGGCTCCAGTCAAACCAAAGGCTGAGGTCGCTAAGAATGTCGGTGGCAGACCGACCGAGTTGACACCTGAGAACGAAGAAAAACTCTTGGAATTGATTCGTGCTGGAATTCCAATCAAGACGGCGGCAGTGACGATTGGAATTGAGGAGAGAACTTTCTATCACTGGATGAAGCGCGGTGGCGATGAGCAATACCGAATAAACAAAGGCGAAAAATCGAAAGAATCAGAGGCTAAGTTCTTTCATTTTTTTCAGTCCGTCACACGGGCAAAAGAGGAGGCGAAGGCAGGTCATGTAGCCGTTATTAGCAAGGCTGGCAAAGCAGGAGATTGGCGAGCCTCGGCATGGTGGTTACAGCGACAGTTCCGCGATGAGTTCGGAGATAATCCAGCACCTCAAAACGTCACAAACAATATCCATAACACTTTGAATATCTCAACCACGATGTCTGAATTGCAGACTCTTATCGCTGAGGTCAAAGAAAGCAGGACAAGGGAGTTAGATGCCCCGTCTGATTGATGAGTTCTATGCCCTTGATGAGATAGGTCAAGAAAGGCTCGTTTCAAGACTGAATGATGAGCAGAAAGCCGTTCTCAAACTTCTTCTTGATACAGAGAAAACTAATCCTTGGTCAAAGTACCAAGAGGACCCAGTTGGATTCATTGAACATGGATTAGGTGAAACTCTTTGGTCAAAGCAGAGAGAGATTCTTGAATCAGTCAGAGATAACAAACGAACCGTAGTTCCTGCATGTCACGCCCCGGGCAAGTCGCACCTCGCGGCGAGAGCCGTCGCATGGTGGATGTCAGTTCATCCTCCCGGCACCGCAATCGCAATCACTACAGCGACAACTTTCAAGCAGGTTAGAAACATTATGTGGGCGCAGATTCGTCGAGTTCACATGACCCATAATCTGCCCGGCGAGATTCTCACTACTGAATGGAAGATGGATAACACCGTAGTCGCTTATGGATTCCGCCCTGCCGATAACAACGAAGCGGCGCTACAAGGTATTCACGCACCGAATCTTCTTATCGTGGTCGATGAGGCAGGTGGTATCTCAGACACAATCGGTCAAGCAATGGAAGCATTGATGACAGGTGGAAACACGAGACTTCTCGTAGTTGGAAACCCACCGACCGACCAAGAACAAACATGGTTCGAGCGTATCTGCAATTCGCCTCTGTATAACACGATTCCGATATCAGCCTATGACACGCCAAACTTCACGGGTGAGGAAACTGGCGAATGTAAATCATGTCCACCTCATACCGAGCCTCACAAGGTCGCAGTTCACCTCGTCGATGAGAAATGGGTCAGTGATGTCGTATCTGAGTTCGGCGAGGATTCTCCATTCGTCGAGGCTCGCGTCTTTGCTCGCTTTCCACAATCAGGGTCAGGCAAAGTTATCCCTTATCAATGGGCAGAGTTGGCTCTCGATAACGAGAATCCGCTTGAAGGCGACGATATCCGCCTCGGGGTCGATATTGCCTCCGATGGTGGCGATGAGTTCGTTATCGCTAAAGCCGATGGATTCAAGGTCAAAATTGTTCATAGGTCATCAGGAAAACAGAATTCAAACGCGGTCGATGTGGCAGGGGTTATCTTGCGCCATATTCAACACGCTCAAGATGAGTACAGACAGAGAAACAAAAACGGGCGTATAAGGGTCAAAATAGACACGATTGGAGTTGGGTGGGGTGTTGTATCCATGCTCAAGACATGGGGGCAGGAGAGACGACATAACGCCGAGATAATCGCTATCAATGTCGCAGAGCGTCCGAAAGATGCGATGAAGTTCAAGAATCAAAGAGCCGAGATGTGGTGGAATGCTCGCTCGCTATTACAGCCCTCACCTGAAGATGGTCGTCAAGAGTTAGCCCTCGAGGTTGACCGCACAGTTCTATCTCAGATAGCAGGTCCGACATTTTTCAGCGATTCCTCGGGTCGAATTCAGATTGAATCAAAAGCCGATATGAAAAAGCGTGGTGTCTCTTCCCCTGACAGGGCTGAAGCGATACTGTTAGCGCTCTATGAAAGCAAAGCCGTCCATACGCCTACAGTTCCTATCTCGTTAGGTCAGAGTAATCAATGGACAATGTAGCGCTCTATCTAAGCCCTGACCACCGACAATATGCCGAGAGTCTTGCTCTTGATACTTTCGAACGTTATCGCGATGTCAAAGGTCATTACCGAAATCTTTTGAGCAGTCACACCATTGGCAGATATGGCGAGATGGGCGCTTATCAATTCTTCGTTAGTCGTCGCATAGATGCTTACCCATATTTTGCAAACTCTGAATACGATTCCTTGTGCGATATAAACACGATAGTTGGTCGTTGCGAGGTCAAGACATGGAGCGATAACTTTTGGAATGATTGGGGTCGAGCCGTATCTGTCGCGCAGTTGCCTTAT